CCGCCGCATAGCTTCGGGACACTGGCTCAGGCGGTTGCACTGTCTTGCAGTGACCCCACGGGTCATAGCGCGTACGAGACGGTCATGCCGAACGCGTTCACGCCCTGCGTGCCACCCTGGTTCGAGTAGGTCATGGTCCCGTCCGCATGTATGTTGATGCTCTTCTGGTTGGCCCCGTCGCGTCCGCCGTAGGAGAAGTTCAAGTCCATCGGGGGACGCCATCCTTCGGGCAGAGTGCCGAACGTGCCGCTGTCCCACGAGCCGGAGGCCGACAACTTCCAGTCGATGCGCAACGTGACGAGCGAGCCGCGACGGTAGCCTTTGACGGTACCGTAAGTGGAGTTAATCAGCGTCAGCACTTCGGTCTGGGTTAGGGAATCCCACACGTCGCTCATCGGCTTCAACACGTTGAACAATGCGACTGGTGTGCCGATGGTGATGCCGTCCAGCGGGATGCGGTACAAGGGCATGTCGTAGGTGGTGCCCCCGTCCAACGGGCTGGTGGTGTTCACGGCGGGGTCGGTGGGCGTGCCCGTGGTGGGCGTGCCCCTGACCACGACCAGTTTCGCGCTCTCAACCGACTGCGAGCCCTTCGCATAGCGGCATACGATGAGATCGTTGCGTTTCTGACCCTGCGACCCGTTGGTGACGATCAGGTCCTCGGGCGTGCCCTGGCTGACGTGACGGCCCTGCATGACCAGTTCGCCCGTGCCGATGGTCACCTTGTTCGCCGAAACGACCGTAAGCTCGAACTTGTCGTGCACGTCGAGCACATAATCATCCAAGCCGAGAATGCCGGCGTTCAAACCAGCGGCCTGTTCCGCCGTGGCGTGAGCCTTGTTCGCGTGCCCGGTGACGAGTTCAACCATTCTGCTTGCCTCCGTTCTTCTTCCATGATTCGAAGCTGTTGTCGGCGTCCCTGAGACGGTTGACGTATTCCTGGTGGCAGTTGGAGCAGAAGTAGTAGTCGTGTTGGTTGCCGTCGGCGTCGAGGCGTTGCACGTCCCACCAGTCGTTTTTCAGGGCGTCCGCGTTCGATGGGGTGTACCAGGCGAATCTTCCGCATCGGTCGCATTCGGCGACGATGCAGTCGTCGTTCTTGGCCATGACGTTCCTTTCTATGAGGCCTCGTAATCGACGCTTAGGACGCCGTTGGAGACTTTGACGATTTTCTTGGTTATCGAGGCGTTGACGGTGATGCCGGTGAGATTATCCCTTGCGGTCACGGTGTCGCCCACGTCGAACACCACATTCGCGTCGTCACGGACGGTGACCCTCACATCACCCTCGGATTGCAGATCCTGTAGTTTCTCACGGGTCTTCTGGTTCAGTTCGGCGGTTTCGGCGCTGGAATAGTCGTAGACCTGCGTTATCTCATCCACACCGCGCAGTGATTGCGTCTGGCTCACGGTGCCTTTCGCGTCCGCATACCAGTGGACGACCACACGGGCCGCCAAATCGCCCTTGCCCAGGCCGATGAGATGGTTCGGTTTGCGCCACGTGCGCGTCGCGTCGAAATCGATGAGGTCGCTGTCAATCGAGTCGCCGTAATGCGCAACCGGCTCAGCCCAGATGTTGACCCGGCCAGACGCATAGGCAAGCCTGAGTTTCAGTCCGTTGGCCTCGCACATCTTCCTCAAACCCGTATAGCAGTCCGTGTAGCGGTCGAACCGGTAGCTTTTGATGGTCTGCGCGCCGGCAGTGGGCGAGTCCACCGCGTCGAACACGCCGTCAAGCCCTACGCGACTGATGAGCGAGCCGATGACCGTGCTGGCCGTACCGCTCACTGTGAGATAATCCCTGCCCCTATCCGGCTCGAGGATCTTGTTCGCGAGCACGCCGTGCCACGTGCGCCCCGAGTAGGTGAGGGTGCTGACGCCGGCAGTGAGCTGGTCTTCCATCGCATCGACCACGCCACCGCATTCGCTGCCGTCGATGTAGATATAGGCACCCGCATCGATGGTGGACGCGCCGCTCACGACAAGTTCGAAATCGTTTTCCTCCTTGCCCCACGCGCAATCCAGAGTGTAGTCGACGGCGAAACGGACATCGACGTGCTTGGAATCGGTGATAATCAGATCCACCATGACGGCGTGCTCCTCTCCTGGATCACTGTCAGGTCAAAGCCGAACCCGTTCCACTGCACCTGGTGTTCCCCGGCCGGCAACGGCTGGAAAATATAAGTGCCGCCGTTGAGGCCGCTGCCTCGTTCGCCCTTGTCGAACACGTTCGTGGTGTCGCCGTTTTCGGCGGTCATGACGATGCTGCGTTGCCCCTCCACGCTGTTGACGGTCACATACGAGCCCGAGGGGATGTCCACGTCGAGCGCGTACCGGTTGCCGCCGATGATGATGGCCGGCTGTGAGACCGGCCCGTAGACCACCAGTTCGAACGGCATCGGCGAGACGGCATCGTTCACGACCGAAGCGTTTCGTGCCGTTGGCAGGTAGTCGTGAGGGTAATCGTGCGGGTAATCAAGGTCGAGGCCCGGTTGCAGCGCATCCGACCAGAAATGCTGCACGTCGTCACGCTTGTGCCACAGGCCGTCAAGCAATGCGACCGTGAGCGCGTACTTCGCGGGGCCGGGCGGATCATAGGATGGTTCGATGCCGGTGATGAGCGCGGTCTGCGACCAGCCGTCCACGGTGAGCAGGCCGGCGTCGTCCTTGCTGCGGGATGACGCCACGGCCTTGACGTCCGCGTCGAACAGTTCGCTCGCCACGTCCAGCACGTTGAGGTCGGCGCATGTGGCCTCCAATTGGACGCTTGACGCGTTGAGGGAGGCGGAGTCAATGCCGTGCGCGGCCAACTCCACCTCCCACGCGTGCGTGCGCAGGCTCTCGATGCGTTTGACCATGAGACCGGCCGGGTCGATGAGATCAACGGCCCCAGCCGAAACGGCGCGGCTTGATCCTCCGCCTCGCCGGTAGGTCATCGACTGCATGACTGTCCTCCTGTTTTAGACGAGACCAAGCCTGCGCTTCTCCTCGCGGATGGTCATGGATGGCGTGTACTTAGCGATGGTCGGCCCCAAATCACCGTGCAATGCCTGCAGGTCGGAGCGCAGGCCGCGAAGCTCCACAAGCATCGACGCGAGGTCTGCGAACCCATTCCCGGTTTCAGGCAATGGGGCGGAGCCCTCCACACCAATGGCGGAGCGCAACGTCATCGGCTGGAATGCCGACTGTGCGGCGGCCGTGACACCCTGCATCCGCTTCGCGATGTCACGCTGCAATGCGGGGGTGGCCTTGTCAATGCCCTCGCTGATACCGGGCGGGATGTAGCGGCCGACTTCGTCGCGGAACACGCGGGACGGCGAATGGATGCCGAGCGCTTCCTTCGCCTTATCGACCAGTCCGGAAAGCGCGCCCTTGATCTTGTCGTACAATCCGCCGATGGCACCGCTGATGCCGTTCCACAGACCACTGATGAGCTGCGAGCCGGCGTTTTTGAGCAGCGAGCCAGCTCCGGCGAACACGCCCTTGATGGCGCTCACGATGCCCGACACCAAGCCGCCGACCGCTCCGGCCGCGTTGGAAAGAATCGATTTGAAACTGTTCCAAGCTCCCGACCAGTTGCCGTTGATGAGGTTGGTGACCATGCTGATGACACCGGAAATAACGCCGACCACGCCCTGGATTACGCCTTGTATGCCGTCGATGACACCCGACACATATGGGAGCATCGCCTGCACCGCAGGCAACAACGTACCGGTGATGAATCCGATGATTGCGCTCACTACCGAGCCGACCACGCTGATGATGCTCTGGATGACCGGCATCAGCTGTTGGATGATGCCTGTGATGCCCGAGACCGCATCGGTTATGACTGGCACGAGCTGTTGGATGAGCGGCGTGATGGCGGTGACCAGCTGGCTAACGAAATCCATGACCTGCTGGATTACCGGGACGAGCGCGGAGGCGAGCTGGCTGATGACTTGGCCTATCATCGACACGATCTGCGAGGCGACCGGCAGCAGCGCGGCGATGATGTCCGCCAACGGTGGCAGCAGGCTGGACACGAGCTGGCCGATGAGCGGCATGAGCGATCTGAGCGCGTTCATGAGCGGTTCGATGATCGTCGGGATGAGCGGTGCCAGCGACTGGAGTATGTCGCCGAACACTGGGATGAGCTCCGCGACAGAAGCGGTGATCACCGGCATGACCTGTTTGAACATGTCCTGCAGGCTTTTGCCGAACGCATCGAACGTCGGCTTCATTCCCGCGATCGTGTTCTTGAACAGGTTGAACGCGCCGGTGACCTGCGTGCCGAAGGCGTTGCGCAGTTCCGGCACCGTGGCGATGAGCGTGCCCAACGCTGCGACGACGATGCCGATGGGTCCGCCCAACGCGCTCAACGGGCCGGACAATCCGCCGAGCACCCCGCCGAGCAACGGAATCTTGGACAGCAATGGTGCGATGCCGCCTGCTCCGAGGGCCATGAATGCAGCTATCAGAGGGGCGATGGCGCTCTGCACGGGTTTGAATATCTCGCCGAGCCCGTTGAATACGCTGCCGATGGCGTTGATCGCGTTCTGGAACGGTTCAGGCAGGAGCGTCACCAGATCCGAGAACAGGCTCGGGATGGCTTTGACGACGCTCTGGGCGATGACCTTCACGCGGGGCAGGATGTTCTTCAACGCAGTGCCGATGGAGTCGGCGAGCTGCTGGCTGAGAGCGCCCATGTCGGCGTTCTCGTTGCCCAGTCCGGCGAGCCAGTTCTGCCATGCGGCCTTCATCGAGTTCACGGACCCCTCGATGGTGGTCGCCGCCTCCTTGGCGGTCGTGCCGCTGATGCCGAGGCTCTTCTGCACTCGGCTGATGGCCTCGGTCACGTCGGCGAACGAATCGATGGAAAGGTCGTTGCCTTCCTTCATCACGCCCGGCAGCTTGTTCGCGTCGGCGATGAGCCGCTGCATTTCCGTCTTGGTGCCGCCGTAGCCGAGCTTGAGGTTGTCCAGCATCGCGTAATTGCCGCGAGCAAGCGACTGATACGTCTGTTGGATGGTCTGGATGTCGGTGCCCATCTTGTTGGCGTTGTCCGACATGTCGATGATGGCCTGATTGCCCATCTCTGCGGCCTTGGCGGTGTCCCCGCCAAGCGAACTGACCAACGAGGCCGCGAAGCTCGTGACCTGGTTCATATAGTCGTTCGCGCCGACGCCGGCCGTCTTGTACGCTTCGGCCGCGTACTTCTGCACAGTGCCGGAAGCGCCCTTGAACAGGGTGTCGACGCCGCCGACCGCCTGCTCCCACGTGGCATACGCGCCCAACGCCTGCTTGCCGGTGGCCACCAGCGTGCCGCCGATGGCTGCCACACCTGCTCCGATGGCGGCGACCGCTCCCGTGGCGAGGCCCTTGATATGGGCGACCGCGTTTTGGGCGAGGTTTTTGAACGAGTTGCCTGCGCTGGAGGCGAGGTTGCCGAGCGTGCTGCCGATTGCCCCGGCGGCGGTCTGTGCTCCGGCTGGGAGTTTGGACCATACGGCTCCGGCGGCGGTGGCGATGTTGCCGAAGTAGTTCTTGGCTACGTTGGCTACCGGTGCGAGTTTCTGCCCTACTTTTCCTGCGGCATCTCCGATGGCGGAGCCGATTTTGCCGCCGAATGAGCGGATGGGTGCGGTCCAAGTAGCGACTGCCGTTTTGATGGTGTTGCCGGTTCTGCTTCCCCAGTCGCGAATCGGTTGCGTCCATGCGGTGATTGCCGCGCCGATTGGTTTGGCGATGCCTGACACGGTGGCTGCGATGCTGCCGCCCCAGCCTTTGAGGGTTTGCTGGGCGGCGCTGATGGCTCCCTTGAGTCCGGTTTGGATTTTCGCGCCGACCTGCACGGCGAAACCGCTCAATGAGGATACGGCCTTGTTCGCGAATCCGGCTATCTTGGAGCCGAGCGGTTTCCAAATGGCGTCTACGCCGAGCAGGCTACGCACGAGGCTGCCGAGCACTCCAGAGAGTCCGGTGAAGGTGGATTGGCCCCGGCTGATGCTCGAGAATCCAGCCGAGAACGAGCTTGCCATCGTCTTCATGGAACCGGATACGGTGTTGGTGCCCTTGGCGAGTTCGTCCTCGGCGGCCTTGAGCGCCTTCTTCGCGTCCGCGAGCCGTTCGGCGGCGTCGTTGGACTTGTCGAGAGCGGCGGCCTGACGCAACTGGGCTTTTTCGAGATTGATGGAGGCGGTCTGCGCCTGAGTCGAATCCGACCCGTATCTGGCGATGGCCGAGTTGAGCCTCTCCTGCGCCTGCTGCACGTTGACCGTGGCCTGACGGTAGTTCAGGAGCGCGGCGCTGGCCTTGGAGGACGCCTGCGCCGCGTCACGCTTCAACGGTTTCAGCACATCGTCGGCGACGCCCCGGGCACTCGAACCGAATGCCTTTTTGAAGCTGCCGCCGAACGATTTGCCGATTTTCGAACCGTTGCCGAACGCCTGGGAGAAACGGTTGGAACCGGACTTGCCGGCCCCCCGCATCTCCTTGTCGACCGCGCTGCGGAAGCCCTTCATCGAGGGGAATATCGACACGTGGCCGGTTCCCACTTCCGATCCGAAAGCCATAAGGCGACTCCCCTCTTAGTTGATGGTTGTTTATCCGAAGAGCTTGCTCATATGCGTTTCGGCCTCGTGGATCTCCTCGGCGGTGGGCTCGTCCGTTTCGGGTTCGCCGTCCACGTCGCCGAGCAGCGTGGAAGCGCCGAGGAACTGCAATACGGTGATGTCGGTGGCGCTCATGGGGAACATGAGGCCGATGAGCGAGGCTCCCGTGTAGGAGGACGGGTCGCCGCACAGCGCCGTGTACAGGTCGATGGCGTCACGGTAGGGGAGACGCCGGCCGAGATCGTGTTCGATGCTCCACCCGAATCGGGCGAAGTCCGCTCGGACCTTTACTCCGTCATCGGAGTTGAGGATTCGGCAGAAGTCGGCGATTTTCCCAGTTCGACGCCCTGTGATTTGGCGAGCGTCTCCCCGTAGTCCTGGATGAGGTTGAACGCGACCTGCATGGGTTCGTGTTCGAGTCGTTCGGCCTGCTCGTCGCCGGCGAAAACGGTGAGGATGCGTTTGACCTGTTCGAGGCTTTCCGTGTCGGTCTGTGTGTTCGACAGGGCCTCGAAGTCGGCGATGGAAAGATAGAGGGGCAGTTTGTAGACGGTGCCGCCGGGTGTCAGTGCCCAGTATTCGTTGTCCTTGATGACGTGGCGCACCTTGATCTGCTTGGCGACCTCGGCGATGGCCTCGGCCTCCCTGGTCTCGTCCCAATCCTCGAATTCAGCGATCGAGGGTGCCATATTCTGCTGCTTTGCCATGATGGTTCTCCTGTCATACGTGTTTCTCCCGTCGTTGGTGTTGGGGCTCCCCGCATGCCGACAGGAGAGAGGTCATGCGGGGAGGGAATCGTTGTCAGACCGCCGCGTAGGACTGCAGGTAGCGGCTGTTGCCGCCGTCTACGGCGGGATCGAGCTGCCATGTGGCGGTCAGCGAGAGGCCGGACACCTCGCCGCGCGTATCCTGCGCCGGCTCGTTGCCGGTGATCTGGATGACACCGAGGCGACGGCGTTTGCGGCCGGACTTGTAGATGGTCTCCTGATAGGCGAACCATTTGGTGTCCTGGATGATGTCCTTGACGTGGTAGACGCCGGTTTCATCGGGCTTTCCGATGGTCATGAGGCGGGTGAGGTCGTTGTCCTCGGCGGCGGTGAACGCGAGCGTCAGCGTCGGGTCGGCGTTGAGCGTGTAGCCCGGTTGGTGGAATTCGGTGGCGTCGTCGCCGTCGCGGGAGTCCTGCGGTGCTCCGTCGCTGGTGATGAGGCCAACTGTGGAGGAGGAGGAGCCGAACACGTCGCCGAGTTCGGTGATCGGGTCCGCCACGCTGGGCGCGATCTGCGAGGCGGTCAGCGTCTTGCCTGCCACATAGGGGGCGACGATGATCTTCGACGTGAGTACGTTCTTGACGGCATTAAGGTCGTTGCCCTGGTTGTCTGCTGTCATTCCATGTCCTTTCAAACGAAAAGGCCCTACACATTGTGTAGGGCCTAGGAAAACGGTTAAGGGATTGGTTAGTGTTCGCCGACCGTCGAATATTCGACGATCAGGTAGTAGTGCGCGGTGTCGGAATCGTCGGACACCGGGTATGGGCCGTTGCACGAGGAATCATCCACAGAAACGATTGGCGAGCCCTTGGCGAGGGCGATGGCCGGATGTTCGGTGAGCGTCGCGTAGACGCGACGGGCGAGAGTCTTGCACGGCTTCTCGTCCTGACGGCTCCATCCGTACACGTTCACGCCAATCGAACGGTCGAAATGGCCGAGCCCGTCCGCGTTGCCGCCATCGTCCCGGACGGTGACGAGCGGATACGCGCCCTGATAGTCGGGAGGCTTCTTGCTGCCCACCTGCAAACCATCCACATCGGTGATATGAGTGCGCAGGTAATCACAGAGGAAAGCCTCCATGTCGGGAGGCAGTATCAATGTCATGTCTTCGCCGCCTTCAACGCCTTGCGGAGATTGCCGGTCTTGGATTCGACCAGCATGGTCTTCGCGCCGGTGCCGACCACCATGAAGGTGGTGCGGTGCGCGCGTTGGACGGCCTCGACCTGCAGGCCGTCGCGGTAGGCTCCCGTATCGACGGGCGCGTTGGCCTTGGCCACTCCGAGCGCCTTTTCGGCGGCTCCACGGGTCAGGGCCCTGACGCCGGCCGAGTTGAGGATCTGGTCGAAAAACGCGTCGTTGAACTTGATGCTGGTCTGTCCGCTTCCGGCCATCGGCTACCCCTTCCACTCGGTGAGCTGGACTTCCAATGTGGGCTGCCAGCCGGTAAAGGCGTTGGCATCGCGGCTGGGGAAGCCGCTGACCTCCCACATGCGGCCATCGGCCGGTTCGGGTCGGATACGGTCACCAAGCCGGATGTCCGCGTTCGGGTCGGCCACGGTGAGCACCGCAGTCGACGTGGTCTGCACGTCCAAAACGTCGGGCGTGCGAGTCGAACTGCTCGAAGCCAAAGCTCCTCGCACTTCCAATTCGACGGGTTTCGTCCAGTCCTCGGTGGTCTGCGCGGGATTGTACGGGTCGGGTTTGCGTGAGGCGCGCAGACGCACGAACCGTGTGGCCGCCGGCAGGCCGGAGGCGTTGATGTCATCGATGATGCTCACGGCAATGCTCCCAGCTTGTACCGGTCGAGTTTCGCCAGCTCGTCGGCCATCAGGGTCACGTTGTAGGTGACGCTGCTGCCGTTGACCGACTGGGATTGGACGATGCCGGCGGCTGCGCTGCTGGCCCGTTTCGCCGCGTTTATGAGCACCCCCTGTACATCCGGCACCTCGTCCGGCGCATAACCGGCGTGGATGCGGTAGCGTATCGTGGCCACGCCGGCCGGGAAAACGCCGGCGGTGCATTCCACCAAACCCGTGGCGGGGTCGTAGGCGTAGTGCAGCCGGTTGCCGGCGATATCGGTCAGCTCATCCACCGACGTGACATGGCGTGCGGGGAGGCGAATCACCTTGCCTCCCAGCGAATTGACCACGCCCGACAGTTCGATGTTCGGCGTGATATGCCAGCCGCACGTGCGACGGATGGCCGCCTGCGCCGCCTTGACCCAGAATGTCCCGTCCGCGTCGAACACTGTCGGATCCTGGATCATGTCGGGGATTGCCCCCGTGGAGGATACGACGCTCATAGCCCCTCGCTTTCGATGGTTGCGATGCTCGGGTCTGCGATTCGGGCCGTGAACTCCTGTGACGCTTCGGCTGGGAGGACTGACACCTCGAGTCTCGCCGTCTCGCCGACCCTCATCGCGAGGGCGTCGGGTGTGACGGCGATACTCTCGGCGTCAGGCGTCACTTCGAGGCTTTTCCCAGTGCGACCTTGACGAAAGCCTTCGGATACTTGACCTGCAGGGCGAGGCGTTCCTTAACTCGGAACGTGATCTTGTCGTTGGTGAAGTCGTTCTCATGGCTGTTGGTGGATTCGACGGTAAGACCGCCCTTGCGGTAGATGGTGCCGCCAGCCTTGAACGCGCCGACGAGCACGGTGCCCTTGGTCATCGCCTCGGTGACCACGGTGCGCAGTCCCCACAGCGGCGGGTTCTGCATGATGCCGCCGTTGCCGTACTGTCCGGCGAAGAAGCCACCGCCGAAATACTGGCCGTTCGCGTCCTTGGACAGGCGGATGGCCTGATAGTCCGCCGGATTGATGACCACGGCGTCGGCGGAGAAGCCGGTCGCGGTGGCGATATCCGTGGTGGCCGCGAAGATGCGGTCGGGGTCGGAATCGTTGGCCTGCGCCTTGGTCTGGATTTCGCGGTTCAGAATGCCATTGAGATTCGGGTCGGTGCCATCGCCGGACAGGAGTTGAATCTCCTCCTGCAGCTTCAGGTTGTACTGGGCGTGCTGGTTGATCTCGGACACGACGAAAGGCAGGTCTTCCGCCATATCGTCTGTGATCTTCCACCATGCGGCGATCTCATGCAGGCTGTCGGACACCCAAGTCGGATCCGGCATGTGAATCTGAGGCTTCTGCCCGCCTTCGGCGACGGTGGTAGCGTTGCCTTCGAACGCGCCGTAGACCGGGTATTTGATGGTGGTGCCGCTCATGGTGCCGGACGCGAAAAGGTCGGCGATGACGAGCGGACGCTCATACGGCCATACGCCGTTCTGGTCGGTCTGGGTGAGATACGGCGCGTAGGCTCCGGACGCTCCGCCTGTGGCCTGAGTGTCGGAAGCGGCCTTGAATTCCGGAGTGGAGAACAGGCCTCCCTTGGTGGCGAGCACGCTCAAGCCCTTCTCCTGCAGGGACTTGACGTAGAAGTCGCCGAGGGTCTTCGCCTCGACGCCCTTATGCTCGGTCTTGGACGCTCCGGCGAGCTTGTCGAGTCCTTCGCCGGCCTCCTTGAACAGGTCGATACGCTCCTGCAGCTTCTTCGCCTCGGCGTAATGATGCTTCAGCTCCTCCTGCTCCTTTTCGGTGATGTTATCCATTCCCTTGGCGAGAATGGACTGTGCCGCCTTCTTCTCGACGGCGAGATTGTCCATGAGATTCATGACTCTCCTTTCGGTTAATGTTCCAGCGAGAAGAAGTCGCTGATGGTTTGGTATTCCTTGGCCCACTGCGGGTCAAAGCTTTTCTGGTCTTTCTTCTTCGGGTCATCCGTGGAATCGTCCGGCTGGTCGCTGGAATCATCCGTGGAGTCATCGGTGTCGTCGTCCGGCTTCTTGTTGTCGGAATCGATGCCATCCAAGACCTCGTGCAGACTGTCCAACGCGGCACGAAGCTTGCTCTCGTTGGAAGCGCTGATCGCGCGTCCGCTCTTCACTTCAAGCACCTCGGCACCCTGATTCGCGGCCACCTGCACAAGCGAAATCTCGAACAATTTCACCTGACGAATCTCACGGTATCCATCCCACGCGCTCTTACCGTCCTGCACGAACGCGGTCTCCTCGGCGATGTAGCCGATGCTCATCTGGTGGATGAGCCCGCGTTTCAGCAGGTCGTATGCGCGCTTGCCTTCCGGCAGATCAAGGTCAAGGCGGGCCGTGACCAGCAGGCCATGCTCGTCCTCCACCGCGCTCAACGTCTCGCCGATGATGTCGGTGGGCTTGTCGTCCTTGTGCTGCCAGTGAATCGGGATGCCCGCGCCGGAACCTTGGAAATCGTTCTGCAAAGTGTCGGCGAAAGCGCCCTTGACGATCACGTCATCGTACAAGTCCTTGTCCCACGTCGAGGCGTAGCCGCTGAAAACGCCCTCGCCTTGACTGTCATCAAGGGATTTCAGCTCGAAGCCCTTGAAATCAAGCCTCATGATGTTTCCTCCTTGGTGAGCGCGTCCCACTCGGCATGGAATTGCGCGTCATACCGATAAAGCCGTTTAAATTCGGCGAGCATGGCCTTAGCGTCCTCGCCGTTGACCGGATTGTTCTGTTGCGCGTTCTGCGTCCTGCCGCCGTCCTGCGGGCTTGGTTGTCCGCCCTCGCTGACGTTCAGCGGGGTGATGAGCTGGTCGCCGCCATGAACGCGAGGCATGTCAAGAATCTGACGTGCCTGATTCGTGGTCATGAACGGCCTGCCGGTAGCAGTGCTGAGCGCCTGATACTGTTCGGCCGTGGTGCCGCGGAGCTTCGCGTCCACGTTCGCCCTGATGTAGCAGTCCGGCTCGCCCACAGCCTCTGGAAGGCTGAGATTCAAGGCTTCTTCGAGAGCGACGATGTATGGAATGAGCTCCACGTTCCAGAGCTTCTCCTTGTAGGCGCTGATATTGGAATTCGTGCCGGTACGAAAGCCGACGTTTTCCGGCGAGATTTGGAAGGCGTTGCATACGGCGATGTTGATTCGGTCGCGCGCCTCCAAATCGTTGACATCAACAGGTTTGAAGACGTTATCCAGCGGGCGCATCTCCATGCCGTCCTTCAGGACTGGCCAGCCACCCTCACGGCCACCATTCTGGATGAAATTACGCAATCCATTAGTGAAATCGTCGTAATCATCCTGCGACAGCCACGGCATCTCCTTCGGACGGTAGACGTAGCCACCGGCCTGCATGCCGTTCTTGGCGATATTGCGGCGGTAGGAAGCCATGGCCTTCGCCTCGGCCAATAATGGCCGGAGCACGTTGGTCACGCTGTCGCCGAACTGGAGACCGGAAATAAAGCCGACATCCAAATGCACGCGCGGATCCGGCAAATCGAAATGCATGGCCTGTTGACTGTCCATCGTCAGCAGATTCACGCCGGTAATCTCACCGAAAGCGTTACCCGACAGTTGATAGCAGTCGGACGGTATGCGGCGGAGCGTGAAACGGCCACCATTCACACCGAGCATGAACAGCCACCGGTCATCGAGCAGCATGTCACGAAGCAACATGCTGGTGAACCGGTATCTTGTCATTCCAGGAAGAGGAGAAGGCCGCTTCATCAGGTCGGCCAACGCTCCACTGGTGACCTCCTCCGCATCCCCATCGGCGTTCTTCCGATACACCTTGAATGGCAGCGAGGCGATGTTGCGGGTGATGAAGTCCACCACGACACGCACCGCATACTCCCTGCAGTAGGCGCCGGACGCGTACCCGTAAAAGTCCATGTCGGACGGCCAACTGTCGCCGTTGGCGAGTGGAATGCTTGTCGCTGGCGTCGGATGTGCGTCTGCCTCGGCCATCTTCATGCCGATAGCTGCTGCGTTATTGTGGAGGAGCCGGTCAAGGAATCCCATCAATACTCCCCTCTTTGTGAAGAATCTAGAATCTGACCCTCACGCCTTGCGAGGGCTCGTATTTCGGTTTCTCGGGCTCGCCGCTCATCGTCTCGAGCGCGTACAAGGCCTGACTTTCGGCGATGAGGCCGGAAATGTGCATCGCGCTCTGGTTGCGGTCCCACACCTCGACCTCACCCAATCGTCGGGTCACGGCCACGCTCACCTGTTGTTCGATGGCCGGCTGGGGGAGGTGCCGGAGCTTGTTTTCTTTCACCCGGTCACGGAAACGGCCGGTCGCGGCTCCCATGCGGAAGCCCTCGATGAGATGCACAGTCCAACCGGCTTCCGCGAGCGGATCCGCGAAGTCCACGGCCGGGCAGCCCTTGGACTGCAAGGCGATTTCATGGATGTTCGGCCATCTCTCCTTGAGGAGTCGGAGGTACTTGGGCACCCAGAGCATGCCGTCGCGGCGCACAATCAGTTCGACGTGCGGCAATCCGTCCTCGCGGTAGCCGGCGGCGGCGATATAGGTGGTTTCACGGTCCGCGCTGGTGTCCACGGAGAGCACCACGCGCCCGTCATCGGGGATACAGGACTTCGCATCGATACCACGCTTCCACAGTTTCGGATTGATATACGGCGTGATATCCGCCGTCACCCACTGGCACAAGACCTCGGTGCGGTACGCGGCTTCGGTCATGCCGTTGATGTCGGCCGCGATACTCCGATACGTCATCGGCCCGTAACCCATGGAGGGGTTCGCCTGACGAATGCCGTCGAGATCGTCCAGCTCGCATTTATCCGGAGCCGACCACTCAAAATACCCATAGGACGGGTCATGTTCATCGGCCCATTCGTCCGGCGACTGCTTGCCGGTTTCGACCGAGGCGTTCCATGATTCAGCCAGGGCACGGCCCTCGTCAACGACTCGGCGCAGTACGACGCTACGATAGTCGCCGGCGTTCGAGATGCCCCACAATTGGCTTGACCAGATGGCTTTCGTGGTTTGACTGACTGCGTTCCAGCCATCGTCGGTATGCTGTTCGCGCAGCTCATCGAACACGACACGGCTCGCGGACTTGGAACGGATGTTCTTATCGGCGCGCACGATATACTGCGCCTTGTTACGGCAGATAATCGCCTCTTCGCCATGCGAATTGTTGACCCGCTGCACACGCTTCTGCAATACGGGCACCGCAAGCGCGGCCTCGCCCTCGGAAGCCGGATTCGGATTACACCAATTCAGCACGGCCTGATACGGGGCACGAGCATTGTCCAACGTCTGCGCGGCACCGACCACGAGAAACTTCCAAGCCGGCGACAATTCCGGATGACGGCCAGAATCAACGAACAGCCACCACGCAACCAGCACGCTCATCAACGTGGTCTTGCCGTTCTGACGGGCAACCTCGGTCACCACGCGGCGGAACCGGTATGAGCCGTCCGGCAGAAGCTCGAGTCCGTGGATCAGCAGCCATTTCTGCCACGGGTAGAGATGCACGTGGAGGAACTTTTCGGCGAATTCGATGACCGCGAACCCGTTCGACGTTTCCGGCGTCAATTCGCGCAGCGGGGGAGTGAATATGCGGGGAGTGGTGATGCCGTGGGCGTCGTCATTGATTTCACCGATGCCCATGACGCCTCCCGTTTAGCTGATTTTCGCCAGATACTCCTCAAGCTCATCCGCCACCGGAGTCGCCTCGGGCTTGGCGGCCTTGCCCCTCGCCGGTTTCGCCGGCTTCTCCTCCTCGGGAACCAGTCCGAGAGCCGCGCAATATTTCAGGAACGTCGGCAGCGAGGTATTGTCGTTCTGCGGCACAGCCGGACGGGTACCCTTTCCCTTCGCTTCGGCGTCCGATATGGCCTGTTCCGCCAATTCGTCCCAATGGTCGATTTTCCATGCAAGGGCCCGGGCGGCGGCGACCGTGGCTGCGTCCTTCGCGCGCAGATGCTTGGCGTTGCGCAGCGAACGCTCCAATGCGTCGGCCACCGTTTCCTGCGGAAACTGTTTCGGCATGGAACCTCCTTCGCGTGCGACCCCGGCCGAATATCGAATATTTTTCGGAGGGAGAGGAAGAGCGGCCATGCGGGTAGTGTCCCGGTGGCGGCCGGTTTTGGGATTTTACCGCCCCTCCCGGTGGTCAGGCTTTGATGGCGTTGGTGAATGCGTTGATTCCTGCGGTGAGGATTCGTGTGAAGCCCACGCTATCAACTTTCGGCATTATCGTGCCGTTGTTGTTGACGACTTCAACTGTGATTGGTAGGTCTGCGTCGACGCTGGCGAGGTCATAGCTTACGTTGTCCGCGCTGAGGCTGGCGCTGATGTGGAGTGTGATGGTGCCGGTTGCTTCGCGCAGTGTTTGCCCGCATGCGGTCTTGACCGGTTCGTCGATGTCCATGATTGTGTTGCTCCTATGCTGTTTTGATCCATTGTCTGCTGAGTGTGCCGATTGGTGTGGCTGGGTCTTTGTTGCCGCGCAGGTTGTTGCATTGTGTGTGTGATGGGCGGAAGCCTGCGGGGTCGTGTTGCAGGTCTGGTCGTTTGGTGACGGGATAGAAGTGGTCGAGGTTGAAGCTGTCGTCTGTGGTGTTCTGTGGTGCGTCGTAGTCGATGGGCATTCCGCAGAGCCAGCATGGACGGTGTTCGCTCTTGCATTCGAGGAAGAATTTCTTGCGGTCTTTTTCGAATTGGCGTCCGCCTTTGCGGACTTGGCGGCTGTAGCTGACCATGATGCCGTCACCCCGCAATCATTGGAGAATAGGTGTCCCTCGCCTCGGATTCGAACCGAGACTGTATCGGACTTGAATCGGATGCCTCTGCTGGTTGGGCTAGCGAGGGGTTGAAATATCAGGAGTTTTCGGCGTGTTTTGTTGTGCTCTCCTTGCATATCTATAGTAGTTGTGTTACTGTAGATATATCAGCAGAAAGGAGGTATCCGATGAGCCCAAAGGATTGGTTTGATGTCATCAACGGCATCATCGCCAACGTCATCGCCGCAGCCGCGCTAGCCATCGCAGTCAAGCGAAGACCGAAGCACAAGAAGTAAAAAAGGTTCCGGCTAGACCTATTAGCCGGAACCTCCCGCCAATCCTATCCCATCGGAGAACGCATCATGAGAACATCACTGATCTTCGGAATCGTCGCCGTGGTATTCGGTGCCGTGGCCTTGGTCGGCGCACTGTCCAGCAGCCCGATAGTATCGGGCGGCTTCGGTCTCGCGGCCGGAATCATGGGTCTCGCGGCCGGAATCATCAACGGCAAGGACGGCGACAATGGCGACTGAATATCTCGGCGTCAAACAGGTCGCAGAACGCCTTGGCATCACCAGTGGCGGCTTGCTCAACCTCAAGCTCCCTGAGCCCGACGCCACGATAGGGCGCACGCGCGGCTGGTTGCCTGAGACCATCGATGAATGGAACGCTCAACGTCCGGGACGTGGTGTCGGAGGGGGGAGACCACGCAAAAACAAAGCATAGATACGCGAAAACCCAGCCACATGAGCTGGGTTTTTCGATACTAATCCACTGACATTATGCGGTCACAGTCAGCTCTTTGTCAAGTCCGCCACTGATGACGAGCCGGTAGACGCTGCTGTATGAAATGCCTTGGGGCGTGACATCAAGCTTGCCTCGGGATTTCCACACGGTGAGCGTATGCCTTTTGACGGTGATTCCCGCGTCCGTGAACACCTTGGCTATCTCAGCCGCAGACCCGCGCCTGGAATCATCCCAACACAACGTCTTGAGCCTACGCAGTTTAACCGTCTGCGCTCGCTGTTCCCTCCCGCAGACCGGGCATGTCACCCACTGGTCTGCTGCCCCAGCGGTGAGCATGGTCTCGCATAGTTCGCAGGTTCCTATCTCGCGGCGTTGCTCCGGCGGGTCCAGCGCAGCATCGACTTTGCGTGCGATGCCGTCAACGACGTGCATGTAGAAGCCCGCGTCCGCGAACGTGGCGAGCCTGGGGTGGCCTGCGCATGCGATGAGCGTGGCCTTCAGATCCTCGTTGCGTTTGTCTTTGCGCCAGTCCAAGGCGTCGATGCCGTCGAGGCAACGCCATAGTTCACGGGCCGTGGCGTCGAGCATGTCGATCAGGTCGAGCACGTCGAGCCTGATTGGAGTCGGGGGAGTGGCGGTCTGGATTCGCGTGGGCGAATGCCCGCCCGGATGCAGGGTCGCGTCCAACGAGTCATGCAACGGCGTGACGTCGCGCGCCAGTCGCAGGAGCGTGCCGGCGAAACGCAGTTCGCACGTCTCGCACAGTGAATATCCCCCTTCGGTTATCGTTTTGCAGTTCTGGCAGTTCACGTTGGCCCCTTCCGGCTGGTCGGCTAGAATAATGTTTGCTTCTCATCGCCCTGGCCGACCATGGTTGGGGCTTTCTCGTATTTGAGCCGCGAATACGGCATATTCCAGATGCGTTTGAATTCGGCTATCTCCTGTTTCGACAGTCTCGGCCCGCCCCACGGTTTGCCCGGCGGACGGTCTCTTTTCGGCGGCGTGAACGGTTTGACGCTCACCCGAGCCAAATGGCATGTATGCCCGGCGAGGTATTGGCCATCCGGCCTGATGCCCGCGCTCCCGCTCACGCTGCGCAACAACGGATAGCCGACTGATGGCAGCCATGTAACGCGCGTCAACGGGCGGCCGAGGATTATCGCCACGGTCAGGTCGTCACCCGCCACACACCCGTAATCCCACGACTCCCACACGGTTTCCCGATCCTCGATGACGTACAGGCCGCACCCCTCGCAGACGGTGACAACGAGGGGACTCGTTTTCGGGATGAACGCGCGAAGCCATGCGGGCTTGCGTTCACGGGCGCGTGGCCTGCTCACCCCTCCATTGCCTTTCTTCTTGCCGCGTCGAACGCGATTCTGATGATGTTCTCCAACCACGCGCCGGGGAGCGTGATGAACTTTCTGGTTTCGTCCATGGCGGCGGCAATCTCCTCTTCGGTGATTTCACGTGACGCTCCGGCCTTGTATCCTTGTCCCCACGCCCACTGCAGGCCACTGTCGACGTACGACGGGTCACGCTGCTTCTGCGCCTCGATTTCACTGCTGATGATGCTCATTCGTTTCCTCCGTTTCGTTGTTGATTGCAGTTTCGATTCGTATGCACAGGTCGAGCGCTTCCCCGCCAGCCGGCCTGGTAGCCGAGCACATACGCCTCTGCCGGCGACTCGCTGCCCAATCCCGCTGAGGCCAGTGCGCTGAGCGCCCGTTGAATCACGTCAATCGGTCCGGCCATGGGTCAGTCCTCCCATTTGATGTCCTGGATTTCATGCAGCACCGCTTCGCAGGCGGTGATGAGTACGCTGAGCATACGGCGGCCGTGATGTCCTCTCCGGTCAAGGTTGAACAGGACGGGATGGCCTTGACTCCACTGGTCGATGCCGATGGAGGCGATTGGGATGGTTTCGACCAGATTGGTGTCAGCATCCTCACAGCGGTATTGGATGGTGACGGATTCTTTCATGCTTCCTCGCTTTCAGTCGTGTAACAGTTCGCGTCGAGCCAGTCGGCGATGACGCGGAAGTCCTTGGCCCATTGGATGCGGTTTTCCCGCTCCCGCTCGTCCTTGGGAGCTGGTTTCGGCTCATTGAGGTTGAGTAGTCCGTATTCGGGTTTCTTCAGATAGTGGCAGCGGGCGCGTCCGCGTCCCTTGCCGGCTTGCTTGTAGTTGATGAGCTGGAGTATGTGCAGCATCTCCAACGCCTTGGTCGGATCGAAGTTCGGGGTCTCAGAATCCGCATCGAAGCGCTTTCGAAGCTCGGGCGTGGTTCCCTCTCCATTGCCAAGCTCCCATGCGGTCGCTTCGATCTGCTCCCTGAATGTGAGTGCCATCTTCCGGTCTCCTTTCTGACGTTTTCTTGATTGGGAACAACTAGTGTCGTTGACGTGCTTTTTTTGCTGTTCCGGAGGGCCGAGTCGCAGTTGTTCCCGCACCCACCCACACACGTAGTGTGGGTGGGGAGTGCTGGGAACAGCTGGACATCGCTACTCCAGTTGTTCCCGGAACAACTCGGAACAACTGGGAACAACGGGAACAACTAGATTTCGAGATGGTTTTCCTTATCCAATTCGCTCGCCTCCTCCCTGCTCATCCGATCCACGAAAGCGTCCGATTTCGGGTCGTTCATCTGCCGGTATGGTCTGACGCTGGCGTAGATGTTCCGGTTGTTGCGTCCGGAGCGGCTGCTGATCCATTCGCCTTCGAGCAGCCGGTTGATGGCGGTGAGCACGGTGGTCTTTCGCGCGCTTGACCCGTCATCCTTCAATAGTTCGATGATTTCGGTCTGGTTCGGCTCCTCGGGTGCGTTCTCGATGATTCGGCTGATTTTCTCCATGAGTCCCGTTGGCCGTTCGAGGCCACGCTGACGCGCGGTCTCCTCGCTGGGCATCATGTTTGGTCTGGCTATATTCACGCGCATGAGTTTCGGATCCGTGGAGTTGATTTCGATTCGCGCGGCTTCGCGCAGGTGGCTGCCGTCGCTGCTCCAGTTGACGGCGCAATGCTCTTCGATCTCGCTGATTCGGTCTTTGCCGCTTTTGATGACGATGGTGCCTTTCACTCCTTTGCCGACGGGTTTGGTCATGTCCACGCTGTAGCTGATGCCGTCGATGAGGGCGAGTTTCTGCATGCTGCCGCCGGCGTAGCGGCCCCGGTTGTCCTTGCTTTTGACGACGTGGTCGATGAGTACGACCGCTGGCCCGCATGCCGAGATGAGTCGGGGCATGGTGTTGTACCAGGTGGCGATGTCGTCACCGCTGTTGCTGTCGAGGCCGGCGTAGGCGAGGCAGCTGGTGACGCCGTCGATGACGGCGAGCGTGGCGGTGTCGGCGTAGTCGAGGGTTTCGCGCCAGCCGCCGAGGCTGGTGGGGCTGCTGGGCTTCGCGGACGGGCGCACGTAGTGCAGGTGACCGATGATCTGTTCGCCGGATACGCCGAGCAGCAGGAGGCGTTTGACCACGTTGCGTGCGGAATCCTCGTAGTCGATGTAGATGACGTCACGGTCTGCCTTCAATTCCTGCGCGGTGGCGATTTGGGCGATCATGCTTTTGCCGCAGCCGGGTTCGCCGTGCAGGTCGTTGACCGCGCCCCTATAGAAGAGGCCTTGGCCGTCCTCTCGTTGGAACACGGTGGGCGTGGGCGGCAGTTCAATGCCGGATGCCAACTGGGCGAGGTCTTCGAACTGCCAGCTGGAGGAGGCGTTTTTACTTGCCTCGTGACTTTCCATTGAACCGTTTTGAACCGATGCGACGGGTGCAGAACCGGCTTGAACCGGCATTGTTCCAGTGTTTTGAACTGCTTCCGGGTGACTTTCCTCCATTTGATTCGCAATCGTGTTTTGGGTGAGTTCGTTGAACTCGCCGGGCGTCATGCGTTCGATTTTCGACTGTTCGCACGGGTCCGCGTGCGACTGTATGCCGTTGACCTTCTCCATCGCGCCGGAGAGTATCGCCGCCCATTCGCGTGCCGCCTCACGCTCCTTGCCCGGACGGTCGGGTGCTATCTCGGCGATGAACCGTGGTTTGAGCTGGTTGATGGCGTCGAGCGCGCCGCGATGGCCTTCCTGCGCGAAGTTCACCAATGCCCATACGGCCTGCAACGTGGTGTCGTGGCGACTGCCTTTGCTGGCCGGGTTTGACAGCGTTTTGTTCAAAAATGTGTTGATGGCTTTGCACATACGGGTGTCGTATGTGCCGGTTTCGTGTGAAATCAGGGTATTGAAGGCTGGTTTCGGCGTCGTATGCTCCGGTTTGCGCAGGTAGTCCACCCACTTCCACGGCAGGGTAGCCAGATCGCTGATATGGGGGATCTGGCTGGTGGTCGAGCCGCTGGGAGTGTACCAGCAGTACATCTCGCCGGAAGGGTGAATCGACGGCCAGACCACGCTGTACCTGTGGCCGGGCTGCAGGATGTCGACGCCCTCGATTGCACCGCCCTTCCACGCGAGCCCTTCGGGCACCTTGTAGAACAGGTGGCGTGCCGGCGAATCGATGCCGTGCGACGTGCTGCTCCACGTGGCCGGCAATGCTCCCAGCTCCTGGCTGAGTTCGCTGATGCCTTTCGCCCCGTCTGCCTTGACCTGGTGCCCTTGTTCGGCGTCGATGTCCAGAACCAATACGCCTTCGGGGATGACGATGCCCGTGTTCGCAGTCGGATCCGACTGCGACCAGAACCGCACCTGCTCGTCGGTGACGGGTTTGCGGCTGCGTCCAGTGAAACCGCTGGGTGGTGGGGTCTTGCGGCCTTCCGGCAGGGGGATGACCTGCATCCAGCCCGCCGCACGGTACAGTGGCGCGGCTGCCGCGTATCCGTAGATGTCGGTCATCCTTGAAACTCCTTTGATGTGATGTGAATATGTGTGGTGCCGTGCACGCCTTTGCATGCGTGCCGGCCGCTTGGATACGGCTACGGCGGTCGGGACTGGACTCAGTCCTTGTCGGAATCCTTGCTCTTGTGCCAGCCCAGGAGCACGAGTCTCACGCTCATGAGCTGGAGGCTTTCCGAGTCGACGTCACGGAAACCGTCCTGATCGGAGGCGAGGGAATCCATGTCTTTCATCAGCTCGAGCCACTGGTTCTACAGGTGTTTCAGCAGTTCGTCCATCAGAATTCACCGGTTTCCAATTGCTGTTCCGAGCCGCCGTGGTTCTGCGGCTGCGCCTGGTCGGTGACGGCCGTCACCGCTTCGACCGGCACGCCCAACAAGGCGGCGATCTCCTGCGGCGGCTTGCCCAACGCCTTCAACTGGTTGACCTTCATCGGATCCACCTGCTGCTGGCCGAGCTGCACAGGCTGAACAGATTGCTGCTGGCCCTGCTGTGCGGGCGGGTTCCACGGGTCGGTTGGGGCCGGCTGATACCCCTGATTCGGGGCCTGTGCCGCCTGCTGTGCGGCGTACTGCTGCTGCGGGTAACTTTGCTGGGGCTGCTGCTGGAAGGGCTGCTGTGCGGGCTGCTGGGGCTGGCCCATGGCGAGATCGGCCGGCGACTGGTGTTCGATCACGTATTCGAACAGTTTCGGCGG